ATGAATTACTTGACAAAAAAATTAGGAATGTGTATTATATATTCTGTCGGTTATACACCGTGTGCTTCGATAGCTCAGTCGGTAGAGCACTTCACTCGTAATGAAGGAAGCAAATCACGTGTTATTACCGAAAAAACGTTGATTGGAGAGTTTATATTTTTGATTTTACTCTAATCTGTACCCCAATCAGCAATGCTTCCGTGGCTCAGTTGGTAGAGCGGCGCATTCGTAATGCGTAGGTCAGGGGTTCGAGTCCCCTCGGAAGCTTAAATAAAAATCGTAAAAAATAGGGTACTTAGTCAAAATAACTAAGTACCCTTATTCTTTTGTTTATTATTCTCTTTACCTTTTGTGAAATTTGAAAAAAGTAATCACCATTAGAATACCACATGTTGCAAATATAGTCAATGCCAAAATAATATTAGAATTATCGCCAGTATCAGGAATATCCGATAGTGGTGTATTTTCTTCTATATCAATAACTTTCTTACTTCCATCCTTAATCTTTTTATTATCTTTTGGTATATCATCATGCGTAATATTAATTGGCGTAGGACTTGCCGTGGCAGTATATGTTGGTTTTACAATCGGTGTATTACTTGATGTAGGCGTTGGTGTCAATGAACTTGTTGGAGTAATATTACTTAATGAAGTTGTAGACGTTGGAGTTGCAATTGGAGTATTAGTATTAGGAATAATACTAGGACTAGGTGTTGCTGTTACAACTTCAGTAGGCTTTGATGTGTCAGTTACAATCACCGTAGGACTAGCAGTTGCTTTCGGTTTTTCAACTGAATCATATGGATAGAAATGACCTTCAGCATTACTGGTTAAACTTTTAGCAATATAAGAACCTTCAAAATTGCCACCATTAATTTTAACATTTGCATTAGGCGCAACCACATGACCAGGAAGATATTCCGTAGTGACTTCGGTAGCATTAGGAATATTCCATATTAATTTCATACCATCGACATTTAATTGACCGCCTTGAACCGAACCGTCTTTAATTTGCATGAGACCATTCCCATGCTCCAATAATTTTAATTTTCCATCATCTTTAACGAATACTGCTTTCTTATTATCCCCAGCATAGACATAAGAATAATCTGCACCAACCTGAACATTATCTGACAAAATACTGATGATATGCCTTGTAGATATGAAATCATTTAATGAGCCATCTAATACAATAAAATCACATTTGTTCCACTCATCTTTTTCAATAACTACTACCTGTTTATTAGGAATATATAATGCAACACCTTCCTGACCATCAATATTTTCCTTTTTAAGCGTTGCTTTTACACCAGTGGATAAATCCTTGGCTTCGTTCATAATCTCTTTATATGCCCTATTAAAATCCACATAAGAGATATTTATCTTTGTAAGTCCGCTTAACTCTCCACTGTAATCAGAATCTCTGTAATATGCTTTATATTTATCATAATATTCTTTATATTTTGTATCTCTAAAATAAGATCCGTTACTATAATTACCATAAGCAGTAACGTAACCAATATATGAATTTTCAATGGCTGCATCACCAAAAGAGGATAGTGTTGCTTTGCCACCAATTAAAACTGCACCGACAGTATGATTTTTAATGTCTGCATTGTCCTTTACAACATACTGGTAATCAGATAATAGATTGTCAATTGTGTATTTTTTATCATATGTTTTTGTACTTGCGCTAGATACTGCATAGATTAGCATAAAGATAAACACAAGAGCAAGTAATAAAAGTGTCCTGAATTTAATTTCTTTCACATATTCACCACCTTTAATTATTAAATATCATTAGAGTCATCTGGTTCAATTACTAAAGGAGTATCCCCCCATACTGCAAAAATTCCATTAACAATTTGCTCTGGCTGTTCCTTGACAAGTCTCTCTCTGTCTTCAATGCTATTATGATATTCTTCGATTTCAACTGAATCTCCATAATACTCAACGCCATCTACTACAACATAGTCCTGGGTCATAATCAATGCATTAAGCGTGTCATTTCTTACCTCTTTGATTTTTTTCATTTTAATGCCTCCTTTTAATCAATCATTGTATACTGTACTCTAATGTGACTGTTTGAAGCTGATGCTTTGATTACAGTCGATGCAGCCACATTGATATAAATGTACGTCCCAGCTGTCACATGAACTTTCATACTGCCACTGCCTTGACATCCTGCAGCGGTATACCCACCAAGTCCAGCAAAATCTAGCAATTCATCATCACCACTAGTGTTATATTTGTAGCATCTTGCATAATAATAACCATTTGTAGCAGCGGTAGCAAAAACATTAACGTCAATATCTACAATTCCCGAAAATGGACAATAAATAAAATTGCTACCTCCGTGTCTAAAACTACCCACTCTGTCTCCTGCTCCACTTTTTTGTAGCTTAAGTTGTAAAGCGGTCTCCGTCCAAGCTGCCGATGTAGTCGCATCAGAGGCTATGTCAAAAATCGCATATGGCAGCCCCTTTCCTGAAAAAGCCGAAACAGCCTTATCATATGCAATTTTAACAGCACTCGGAGTAGCAGCCAAAGCAGTTGATGTATTTGATACACTTGTTGATAATTTAATAGCTCCATAATCAGAGGTAGTTGCATAATCTTTAGATGTTACTACTTTAGTCCAATCACTCCATGTTGTACCTATTTTTGTACGAACATAAATTTGATAATCATTCGTATTTGCTGTTCCATGTCGTAAAAACACTTGTTTAACAATTGTGTCAGATACTTTACTAACACATAACCAACCATTGGAAATAGATGGTGGCATGTTTGTATATGTTTTATTATAGTTACAATAATAAGTGCCTGTATCAACAACATCATTTAAACTTGTTTCTGATTCAATTTCAATCGGTTCGGCTGAAATAATAGAAGGTTTATTTAAAATCATTGCATCACCACTGGTTGCATTCCAATCTGGTTGTGGTCTCCACGTGTCTGTATCTGTAAATTTAGCATTTGCAGGAACGTTAGATTCTACAGTATGACCATTAACCCTGACAGCCGATTCAACGGATTGAGAACTGATATTACTAGATGTAATAATAGATGATATTGATGCAATCACTCCACCTTTACCTGCTCTCACAATATAACTAAGACCATTCCCTACCATTGGGAATAAAAGTAATGTTCCATACTCCCCATTATCACCACCAACACCATCTCTGTGTGGGATATAAAAAAAATTCCACCACGTATTTCCTACACGAGTGTCTTTAGTAAAACAAGTCGAACCCATTCGTGGAGTCAATCCCATTATTTTCTTTAATAGAGCTTCAATATTATCAGATGAGTAATCCCCTGATTCTGGCATAGCTGGCTTGCTACTTACATTACTCCACACAACAGCATCAGCACTTCCAGCACTTGTAGCATAATCTGTTTCAACAGTATTATTGTCACACTTTAGTCTCACATGTGATGCATCTCTCCATTGAGCATAAATAGGATAATTATCACCATAAGTTTCTGTTGTACTACCTAGTTTATATGTTTGTAATTTTTTTGATGACTTCACATTTTTATTTGCATCAGACGTATTATCCACATTTCCCAATCCTACTTCAGATTTTGTATGTGTATGTGAACTAGGCGTGTATGTACTAGGCTTGCCAGTCACACCGCTCCAAGGCACACTAGCAGCCGTACCAGCTGCATAAACTTCATAGCCATCTTCGGATGAAAGTTTTGTTTCATCTACTATATAATACATCTTGCCTGTAGAAGTAACCTTAACCGTGTCACCTTTCTGGACATTAGAAGAAGTAAGTTTAAATCTTGCCGTATCATCAGTTACAACAGTCAATCTTTCCAATGCTCCATGTGGAAGTCTATCAATGCTAATAGTACCACTTGTAATTTTACCTGCATCAAGAGATGTAATATCTCCATTACCGTGTTTATGAGAGTTATTCGCTTTGCCTTTGATTAAAGTCGTAATTTTTTCTATCATATGGTCTACGCCATCATAAAATAAAACTGACAAAAAATAACACCTCCTTTAATTACCCATATATTTAGAGAACAAAATATCTATTTCATCGTTTGTGATAGGAGTCATTAGATTATTCATTTCCTCAATGGTTTCGTTTGCTTTACTTATTGTTTCATTTGCTTTTTTAATAGTAGATTCTAAGATGTCAATATCTGGATTCGCAATGATGCCATCAGAATTGTAGACATTTTCATAAACTTTAATTTTAAAATAAAAAGAAGATAGCTTCTTATCACCATCTTCAATCACAATTTTATATTTTGCGTTTCCCTTTACATTTAGTTCTTCTTCCCTGAAAATAATAGTTACTTTATTATCATTAAAAGTCTGAATATACCTATTTACAACTGCACCATCTGCACGTGTACCTTGTAATAAAAGAACAGAAGAGGGTGATATAATATATTTTTCACCATCGTCAAAAAGAGAGACTACCAATTGTCTTGAATCAGAGTCTCCTTGTTGAGCATATATTGTATTAACAAAGCCTTGGTTTTGTAAATCAAGACTAATTTCTTTTTGTGAAATTGTTATTCCCATAAATTTAAGTGTCACCACCTTTCGTTATATAAGAAAAGGACAAGAGTGTGATTTCTCTTGCCCTAGAGTTGTTTTTTTAATTACCAATTTCTTTCTTTATGCTCGATGTCTTTCAGAATAATCGGCATTTTAATATAAGTTACATCTTTCATCTTAATTCCTCCTTATTTCTTAATCTTAATTCTAACAACTTTACTCCATTTACCGTACAATTTCTTCTTGCCGTTCATTTTATAAGCACGAACTCTAAAACTGTATGTCTTTTTCTTCTTTAGTTTCTTAGCAACAAACTTATTGGTACTGACCGTTTTTGTTTTCTTTGAAAAAGGAGCACTGTAAGCATATTGTACTCGATATCCTTTAGCTCCTGATACTTTCGACCATGTAACAGTTGCTGTTTTCTTTTTGTTATTTTTTACTTTTACTTTAGTCGGCTTTGATGGTGCAGCTACTTTTTTTACCACTTTCTTTGATGTTTGAGATTGTGGTGTTGGGGTAGCAGTTGGTACAGGTACTTTTGTTGGTTTCGCAGTTGGTGCTGGTTCAGGCGTTCTTTCAACATCTAATTCGTTATAGATATTAACAGTTCCTGCTTTTTTATAATGCGTAGATGACTTCTTTAAGTGAAGTGCTGGACGGATATTGTTTTGATAAAATACAGTAGCCCCAATACCAGAGCAATTCATTGTATCATATGCATAACTTTCCATTCTTGATAAATCATAACTAGATGTAATATTGCATCTCAATATCCATGTTTCACCATACGTTAAACCAGCTTTACCTTTTATAAAACCATATTTTTTATTTTTTCCTTCTTCTTCAGACAATAAAAAAACTTTATCCGTTGTTTGAACATCATCTAATGTCGTATCTGTCTCAATAATATCATTCTGTTCATCTTTGGTAAACGCATTTGGAATAAAATCTGTTTGAATACTATTCCTAGCAATAGAGTCTTTCCATGTATATATTGACCTCGTATCATTATCTTCATAATATTTACTTTTATAAACACTATCATCAGCCAACAAGAACAAATCATCCCCATCTACAGACAATACACGCCATTTAATAGGTTGTTTCTCTTTTGTTTTATCAATATTCCCATCTGAATCTTTTTGCCAATATGAACCAAAGTAGACACAATCCCATGTGGCACAATATGGATCACTATAAACATAGGAATATTCTAAACCATTTTCATTTTTATATGTTACAGTTTTCCACGAACCACTTCCTATAATTCTTGGATTTCTCAATTCATCAGTTGCTTGTGAATAGATTGGCAACATACTAAATAATAATGTTAAGACAACAATACTTGCAATAATTTTCTTTTTCATAAAATACCTCCTCGTTGTTTACAATGTTTTATTACATTATATTATTCTCTGTTTATTATATAATATTGAGGGAGATTTTGCAAATATTTACAGGATAAAATTTGGTTATTTTTAACAAAACATATGTTCTTTCTGTAAAATATAGTAAAACAATGGTAATATAATACCAAGCAAACTGCGACTGTATTACCACATTGCAGTCCGTTGTCACGGCAAGTGCTTGGTATTTATACCATGTGGAGTGCCTATTGCAGTATTTTGGCACATTATTTAATAATATAAATATCTGCCCTTTCTGGGTGAACATAAAATCCCTAAGATTTAAAATCTGCAAGAAGGGAGGTGAACATGAAACAATTATTAGGAATACTTGTCAGCAAAGGCAAATATGGATTTCGTTCCATATTGGGTAAAGTCATTGTCACCAAAATGATTTGTAAACACCCTGAGTTATCCGATGAAAAAGTTAAAAACATCACTAATATGATGCTTTGATCATAATATTCTTCATAATCATTATCTTGTTCTGTTTATATTATTCTCTTTTTATTTTGTGGGACTGTGCTATTTCAGTGTTTCAGTCCCACTTTTTTACTATAATTTATTAACGATTGCTCGCCAATAATTAGTTCTATTCTTTACACTTTCAGGACTAGAAGTTCCTGATACAACATAAGATTTATATTCTTCATTATTGTCATATGTTTCAACAAATTCCTTTATTTTATCCATCAATCTTTCAACAGATTTATGATCTTTCTTTGCCTTATAAATAGCATATACAATCATAGGAACAGAAGTTTTCTGAATTTTAACATCTTCATTTTCTGTGAGAAAAACACTTAATAAAGTAAAGACTTCATCTAATTTTGCAACTTTGTCATCATTTATATTATCATTTAACCAAGTGATAAAAATGCTTTTTGTTTTAGACTTAAATGATACAAAATCATTTTCAGACGAACTTTCAATAAGCATAAGACTTTCTATGATTACTGAAATGTCTGTTGAACTTTTCAACTGGGCAGGAGACAACAATTTATCAAAAACTAAGTTGTTCGATAACAGCACAACGGAATCAATAACCTCATCACTCATAATAGAAGTTAATTTTTGAGTTGAATTAAGTGGCTTACCAGCATTAAGTCTTGCAAACATATCTCTAATTTCTTCATCTGTATATTCAGTAATATCGTATTCAACAACATTGCAATCTTTTATCAAATCTTGAATTTTTTCATCAAGTTTAGAGAACTTCTTTTTTGATATTTCATATTCAACACCATCAATGGTAATTGGCTTTAAACCATCACAAAGCGAGAATTTATCTGCAAGATAATCTCTAATCGTAGATAATCGTTGAACTCCATCAATTGCATGTTTTTTATTATCCGTTGGTTCTATAACTAAATATATTGCTGGGATAATATATTCTCTCAACATCGAATCAATTAATAATGATTTCATCTTACGATTCCATACACCATCTCTTCTCTGAAGCTTGTGCTTAAGTGAAATGTCACCTTTGTTTAACTTTTTGGCTAGAGAACCAACAGTAATTGATTTACTTGACTTTTTCATTCTTCTACCTCCTAAAAATACAAAAATTTTTGTGTTTTTAGAATAGCAAATTTTTCTATTTTTGTAAATATAGTTATTTCGTATTTTGCAAAATAATAGATTCTAACTTATCAAGTCGTTCTTTCAATAATGCTATCTCTTCATCCTTTTTATTATTCTCTTCTTTTAATATTTGTATCTCTTTGTACATTTTTTGTGAGAATGAAATATGAAAAGCGTGTAAATTTTCATAGTTGATTCTATATGCTGTTTTACCTGTATATTGTCCTTCATCCATATAATCACGACATTCATATTCTTCAACTAAATTTGATTGCTCGCTATCTAATTTATTCTCATCTAACGCTTTTTTTGTTTCTTGAGCTATTAAACCATAATGTATCTTATTATTATTCTCTACTTTTGTATCTTTAAAAGTATATGATTTAGGTTTGAGACTTAAATAAAATTGAGTAATATCAGGTAGTGATAATATATCTTTTTTTAACCTAAAATCAGAAGAAGATTTTGGTTGATAATTGTTTGAACCGTAATTTACATTAACTACTTCAAAATCTTTATATAAAAATGAACCATATCCACCTTGACAAAACCGAATATCATTATCATGTATAAAATGTAATAGTTCATCTTTTCCATTAGAATTTTGCCATAGATATTCAAAATTTTGAGAGTTAATAAAAAACCTATTATTTAATGGTGCTACCCTTCCTACTCTTAAATCAGAAGTGCCTATCCACAAAGAAGAGTTCTTTTCATTGGAATCATAACCGAAATTAATATTACCATTTTTAAAATTAATATTACCATCTTTAAAATTAACATCAAATTTGTCTGCTTTTGTGTTAACACTAAATACTGTTTTACCATTCAAACTCATTTCGAAGTTTTCATTTTGAAAACTTAATTTTCTATTAGAAGTTGTATCTTCTGCCCATAATGCACCGTTATATAACTCGATACTTCTATTCACACCTTGGTCATTACCGTATACTTCAATATAACCAGAACCAATATAAGTAGTGGTATCTTTATTATTATGAGCACCTGTTACCGTTATACTACCACCAGTAATTTCTGCGTCACTAGATGTGATTTTACCTTTAAATGAAGCGTTCCCTTGTGTATCAACACCCATAATAACTTGTTTGTCTTTTTCTAAACTTTCATCCCTAATAACAAACAGATATCCATCTAATGTGAAATCTCTTTTTTCGGAATCTTTACCTGCCCTATGACTAGGATCAATTTCTATTGAATAGTTATCTTTTTTAAAATAAGCATATCCACCACCAATTTTAGGTGAAATAACATAATTGTCACCAATCTGAGTGAAATTTAAGCTGTTCTCAACTTTTTTCTTAAATTCATCAAGATTTTGTTGGTAATTTTCCAAACCATCAATAGATGCAGCAGGAATTATACCCTCAGCAAATCGTATTCCATCGCCATCAATGATTACACTATTTTTACCACCGATAATTTTCATGTTATTGGTACAAGTAATTTGACCACCAATAATATTATCAGCCCAAATACCATAACCATATGTTCCATCAGGAAGCATTCCTAGACCTATGGCAAGCCTTGCACTTTCCCAACCATCATCCGTCATAACAATATTTCTATTGATCATCTTCATCTGATACTTGGAATAATCATCTAATTCATCTAAGAATTTTCTGAATAGCAGTCCATGCCTATCCATTGTTATTTCCTGATTATCACCTGCCATAACAGCAGAGTAAGCAGAGTCAAGTCCATTTTGTAAAATCTTATTGATTTCTACGTTCGCTTCACTACCTTGTTTTGCTTGGTCAGTTACATAATTGTAAGTGGAAGATATAGCACTTGCTTGTTGTAAAATAGAGTTAATATCCGATAATACATTGCCAACTTGAATTACGTCTGAAAACTCAACAGACATTTTATCAACAGTATCAAAATCGAATGTAATACTTATGAGTCTTAATTTTTTAATGGTTTTATCAAGACGTACTCTCATCCAATTTCCAAGACTGAATTTATCATACATATCATGATACTTAGTATTTTCATCCCAATTTTTCCATCTTTCAGCTAAGAGAGAAAATACATCTGCACTTACACTATATTGTTGTTCACATGCTTTGTATAATTCCTTGCGTGATTTTTGTAATAGTTCTTTAGCTTTGGCGATAATATCTTGATTTGTGTTACATGCATCAGAAGTATAATTGGAATTACTGTATTCCTGTTCTTTAATATAAGGAAGTAATTCATTATATAATTCTCCAAAATAATTTTCAATTTTGAATTTATTTCTGATTTCAGTAATATCTTTCAATAAGTTATTTTCTGATTTATTACATTGCTCACTTACTTGTTTTGCAATATCAGCATAAGTAACTAAAAGAGAAGGATCTGTATTACCGCAGCTCAAACAATAATTGTATTCAGTGCCACTTTCGTTTTTAGCAATTCCAACATTAGAACTTCCACATTTTTTACATGTAATTGGCTTTGTTCCTATGAAATATTTTGTGCTAGGTAATGAATAAGCAATAGAGAAAATTTCTTTCTTGTAGTCAACTGTATAATCCTCACTTACGTAATCAGGAGAATATGTACGTTTCCCATACTTGTCTGTTTCATATGTATATTCTCCTAAATAACGGTACAATGCGTTAATCTGTTTCTCAAGTATTTTCATTTGTTCAGAAATTTTGTGTTGAATAAATGAATAACTGTTATACATATCCAAAAGAATTTGTTTAACTGCACCAATCATCTGCTGCTGTGAAACCATTTCACTTAATGACTCTAAACATGCTTGATAACCATCATAAAAACTCTTTAATCGTTCATAACAATATTCTTTCCATGGTTTTTCTTCTTCGTTTTTATATTCCACTTTTTTATAAGAAGCAAGTTTCTGTTCGCAAAATTGTTTGATGTATGCCGCATATCTTGTTGGGTCTTGGTCAGCGAACATAAGATTAACATAGAAATCAGAATAAACTTCCTGCAATTTGGTATCTGAATTTTCAGCAGTAATCTGATTATATTCAACATAAGTTGTATCCGTTTTTGAACAATGAATTTCGGCATAATTATCAGAATTTGACGTTTCGTAAACAGTAATTATACCATTCCAACGAATATAAGTATCTGATTCGTTTACCTTATCTCCAATATCGCCATTAGAAACCCTTACTGAATATCCTTTATCCAAATAAAGTGTGAATAGGTTTTTTATAGAAGATGCTGATACTGTCAGTTCATGACCAGAAAAACATTTTTCGCCCTTATTATAAGATTCGATATAAAAATTATTTTCATAATCTGTTGTAATAGAAGAGAGTAAATATTTCACTTCTTCTTGAATGTCTCTTGTATTATCTGCTAATTGAGGCATTTTCCCTGATTGGAGATACTGAATTAAATCATATACGTTTGACTGTGTTTCGACCAAAGTTTCATAAGTGGATGAGATAGAAGACTGGTCTTTGATATAATCTTCAAATTTTTTTCTCAGTTCATCACTCATTTCGTTTTTTGTTTCTTCTGAAAACATCATGAGTTTAGATGAACCCATATTAAGTGCTTGAACTGCACTTGTAATATCATCATCTCCACCAGATATTTTAAACACATTTTTGATTTCATTTTCTGGCTGAAGAGTAATTGAATCAGTTAGATTTTCTGTTGTGATGAAAATGTCAGTATCTTTACCATAATCATATACATATTCGGAGCTATTGCAGTTATCACACACTCCATTTGTAATAGAACGAAACCTGCTAGTATCGAACGTTTTGTAAGATAACTGCATTGCTGTGTTTTTAAAGCACTTAGTACAATAAGAAATATCATATGCATTAACCTTACGAACAGTTTTACCATTATCATCAAGATAGGTTTCAAATGTAAAGATACAACCTACTTCTTCGCCAACTTCTTTAAAAATATCTTGAATGAATGTATTGTTCCAAGAAAATGTTCTTTGTACATAATACAAACTTTCGTCCACATGTCCAATTTCATAATGTGGTGCATAAGATAAAATACGGTGAAAAAGAGAAGAGTCTTTCAACTTTTGTTTTTTCTCTTCTACTGATAGTTTATCATTTGCAGTAGTCCAAGAATATTTATCATATTTTTCAGGATCACGATAAAATACGGTAGGAATATAGTCTGTTACATTTTCATTTTCGTAATCAGATACCAATATATCATTCTCCGTATTTATTTCAAGAGTTGCCAATATATTTGCTAATTCTGTATTTGCCAACGATTCACCGCTCACGCTTTTACAAATACCTTCTTCTTTATCGTACTCACTGACTTTAAGTTGAAAACAACCAAACCCTTTTACATATACAACACTGTCTGTTTTTAACTGCTTATATTGTTCCTGTTCAATATCATCATAGTATTTGTAAAAATCAAAACTCACTTCATCAGCATCATTTGCTTTTACAACAATCTTGAGATTAGCCACAGGATATAATTGACCTTTTTTATGAAGGCTTTTTGTTAAGAGATATACATCAGGATACTCTAAATTGCCTGTGTTTTTGTCAAACACATATGTATAATGATAAAAAGGATTCTGAATAATTTCGCTTTCCATTGACAATTAAATCACCGCCTTCCGTATTTCTCGCCATTTTATATTTAGTTTGCAGTTTGTGAGTTCAAATGTATTTACATTGTTGTTATAAGAATTTTGAATTTTAGGAAATACCCAATCTCCAAAATCATCATAGAGATTTTTGTGTTCAATAGAAGAGGAGATCCTCATCGTATTCGTTAGAGTAATTTGCTCATTTGTTTTACAATTTTTTATCACTGTAGTTTCGTTTGTATTATCATTATAAATTCTAACATCTCCATCAGATAGGGCAGTAACGACAGTATTTGGAATAATATAACCAATTTCCTGTGAAGTATCAAACACCTTATTAATGTCAGTTGTTACTGTTGCAGTTCTTTCTTCCGACCAACCAAAAGGTGCGTCACATGTTACAGTTGCAGTGAAACCGATAGTTTTACCAGCAATCTGCTTCTTCTCTAGTGTCATAAAGCAGTTATAATAAATGTTCTCGAAACTATCTGTATCATAGAAGCATAAATAATGATATTCTTTTCGTACTAGCCATCGAATTACAGCCGCCTGCTCTTCGGATGAAAAATACATTTCTTCGTCATTTGTTGTACACGGATTCTTGCCTAGCGAAAAAGTAAACGTTAGTTGTTCTGTATATGTCGCATTTGTTTTTAACCATTTATATGAATTAGGTGATTTTGCTGTAGAAAATTCTACTTTAGAACCAACAGTTGTTATTTCAGAATCACCATCATAAGAACACATTATAATGCCCATATCTTCGGACGATACACCGTCATATGTAAAATTAAGTGCATTCAATTACAAAATCACCATCCTTATTTTCTTTATTTGATTGAATCTAATTCTGTTTCACATAATGAAACTAATTCTTCTAATTTATCATTTAATCTAATATATCTTTGTTTTTGTTCTTTTGTTTGTTTGATTAGTTCTTCGTATTCCTCTTTATACTGAGAAATTGCATTCAGTTTATTTTTTAATGCATTGTTTTCTTTCTTTAATTTGTGGTTTTCCTTTGTTACTAAATCTAATACATCATCTTTTCTACTAAAAAACATAATATTTTCCTTTCTACTAAATAAAAAGACACTCATCAGATTTCTCTTAAGAGTGCCTAAGTTTGACTTTATTCGATTGTTTGTGATATACTTATTTAGGCGCTACCTAAAGTGGTAGGCGGTTAGTCCTTCTCTCAGAGGGACTGATACCCTCTGTTTACATAGACATCTTCTCCATGAAGAAATGCTAAGTGAGGGAGGGGATTGCAGTTATGTCTTTAGATCAGGTTATACAATTTGTGATAATGCTTACAGCAGTCGCCGATTTATTCTATACGATCGGCAAACGAAAATAACCGCCCCAGTCTACCAAACTAAGCGGTTATAATCTTTATTATAATTCAATTATTTTGGGCTAACCGCTTGCTATACGGGTAGCACTTTTTCTAAATACAATCATATCACATACCGATATTAAAATCAATACCGATTTATATTAAGTTTCTTTCCGTTAAACGCATCACCGATTGCGGCAGCAAAGGCTTTTTGCTGACTTGGGGTTTTAATCGTATCTGTAAAATCAACAGTATTTTGAACATTTGGAAGTTCAAACGTAATATGATCAATTGAAACATTTTTGGTTACATTTTTATCTAATGGTTTAACATTTTGCAGATTAGAAAAACTAGCAACAAGTTTGGTTAAATCTGGCGTAACATCCATTAAATCACGAATGTCTTGTACATTTTCTGGTCTAACAAATCCTTCACCATTACGAAACCATCCAATCCCATCTTCGCCTTGTGGTTTTACTAATTTTGCAATACCACCAGTTCTAAAACAAGCAAGATCTTTTAGTTCTTTATAAACATAACCGTTAGAACTCCAATCTTTATCATTTTTTGTTATATTTAGAAACTTTTGAATTTCCTTCAAACCATTATTTTTGTCAGATAATATATAGCCAAACTTCTTAGATAACTCATTATTCAAATCGCTTTTATATGTTTTACCCTTCTCAGCTTTTTTTACTTTTGCTTTCTTTTTTCCTGTGGCATTTGCTTCTAACCAATGTTTAAGAGAGTTTTTCCAACCACCAGCAAATGTACTTTTTTCATTTCCCCATGTTGTTTTACCATTCGTATATTGAATAACATTACCTGTATTTGTGGTTATAGTACCACCAGTGTAATTGCCACCATCTCCACCATTAGGTTTAGGTTTATCACCACCAGTTGAAGGAGTTCCACCACCAGTTCCACTTTTTGCATCACCATAAGCTTTTACAATTTTCTCAACTTCTGTTTTAATTACGGAGGTAACACTATCATCTTTTGCTGAATTAATAATGTCAGCAGTGATACGACCAGTAGTTAGTGCGGTCTGCAACTCCGTTAAATTTGTAGAGGTAGGATAACCATACTCTTCAGCAGTCTTGTTAAAGATTTGTTGCATAACGCCCTTTTGATCGTTGATTGCTTTAATTCCTTGTTGAAGTAATGCATCTTCATCTTTCTGAAGTTTTTCCATTAAATCCTGAAATTGATTCATCATATTGTCTAACATTTCTTGCTGATCACTAATGTATCTATCGTACTCAGTGTCCTGCAAATCCTGTTGTGCTTCATCTAATGATTTTCTCAATTGTGCAGCTTTAAGTCTTCCTTCCTCAGAAGTGTCTCCACTAACAGCCATAAACTGTTTCTGTAAAGACGATACATTTTTAGTTTTTTCCAAAATGGAACGTTCATAATCACGAAGGTCTTTTTCTTCATTAAGCGCTTCTTTCCTAGCATCAATAATTTCTTGCAAATGGTCTGCCACTGAACTAATCGCATCTTTGATGATTTCAATAATCTTATCACCATAGCTTTTAACCGAAGTTACTTGGTCTTGTGCGTCTTTAGCAAGTTGAGCTTCTGCGTCCTTTTGTGCCTGCAAAGAGGTGTAACCTTCAAGAACTTTTCCGCTCTTATTAGCATTAATAATTTCTGCTAGTCTGGCATTCGCTTCCGCAGCAGTGCCTTTCGTAGCACTATAAGATAAACCAGCAGCATAAAGTTGTAAAAAACCAGTATCGGTCAATGTACCAGTGTCGGAATCAGATACCTCTCCACGTTTTAATGAACTAATTGTATCAAGCTCTGCATTTAAGTTACTAGAAACAGCATAAATAGCTTCATACATTTTATCATTAAGTTCACCAATTGCTTTTGTGTTTTCGTATACAGATTTCTTATGGTCATTGATTTCATTCTCTACGGATTGAATATCATTCTGCAATTCATACCAATTATCAGTTCCTTGGTCTGTAGTGGAAAGCTGTGATTTTAAGTCTTTTAACTCTGCTTCACGTTTAGCAATGATTGCGTTATCTTCACTAGTAAGATTTTTGTAATATCCCTTACTAACTATGTCGCCCCTTGCTTCAATAAGGTCAATTTGGTTTTGAATATCCTGTTTGTCATTATCTAATAATCCAACTTGATTATCATAGAATGTTTTGATGTTTTCGACCTTTTGACGTTGCAATTCAAGAATTGCTTTTTCTTTTTCTTGTTCTAACTGCTTTTTCTTATTATAATCGCCTTGTGCTTTTGCAATTTTAATCTGATAATCATATGATTGTTTAGTTGCTTTTATCTGTTCTTGAACATAATTGTTTTTAGATAGCCCCTTAGCTGTAGACTCATATGCCTGATTCATTGCATTCAACGTATCATAATAATTCTGTGCATTAGTAAGTTTTTCAACCTTAGCGTCAGTGATTGATTTCTTTGCATCCTGTGAGTTTTTCTTTGAAGATTGAGCTTTATCATAATAATCTTGATACTTCTGAATTTTATTAGCAGTCTTTTCTCCATATGCTTTTACAAGTTTTTTATAACTACCTTTAATCCGTCCATTACGAACTTTCTTTTTCAAAGAAGAAGATAGACCAACACTATTTGCCTTTTTCATATACTTTGAATAAGACTTATTATTAACAGATTGAACCTTTTTGAGAATCTTAATTTGATCGTCTAAGTTTTTATTCTCTGCTTTTAAAAGAGCAGCGCTTGATTTAGAAGAAGATGGAAGATTGTCATACTTTGCTTTTACAAGATCAAGTTTGGTGTTTAATCTATCAAGCTTGCGTTCAATCCAGTCAATTACAGTTGAGTTAGATGATTTAGATTTAGATTTAGAACCACCGCCAGAAGAACCACTGCCAGAAGCAGAAGTTATATTTTTCAGTGAGCTTTTTAATTCTTTTAGTCTCTTCTTATATTCTTTTAACTTCTTCTTATTTTTCTTGAGATTCCCTTCTGCTTTTTTGAGCTGTGAATATTCTATACCAGATCCAAACATAGCTCTTGATGTTTCATCTGGATCTAATCCGTATGAATCTTTTTTTGTTCCATTATTTGTTAAAGAATTGTATTCACTTTGTCTTGCTTCCATTACAGAGGTTAATGCATCAATTTCATCATAATATGCTTTTATTCTTTTTTTTGTACTATCAATAACTTTGTTCGTTTCTAGTATTTCATTTGATACAACAACGTTATATTTTTCTTTACTAGAATTCATAACTGAGATTAAAGCATCTTTTTCAATTTTATAACCATCTTTAGTTTTTTTGATAGAACCAGCGAGAGAACTATTTTTAGATATTAATTTTGCCGTTTCCGTGGCAGATAGAGATTGTCCGTTTTTCATTTTGTTTAACGCTTCAGAACAATCGTTGATGTCAGTTTCAATATTATCAATATTTAATTCACGTATTGCTGTTGCAAAATCCTCTGCTGACATTTTAGTTGAATCAAATGCTTCTTTTAAAGTTTCATTATCTTTTGCCAAATCAAGCAGTTTATCACCAGTTAACTCTGCCGAATTTGCAGCATCAAATAAACTTTTTTGCGTAGAGTCATCAATACCATCCCATGCTTTATCAAATGCTACAGGTTTTGCTTTTGAAGCTGATTTAATACTAGATTCATATCTTCGTATCGCATCATCTGCGTTTTCTGCACCTTGTGTTGCATTTAACCATGCTTCTGCTTGCTCTTGATTAAATTCTTTTGTGTATCTCGTAAGCTGTTGAACTTCATCTGCATTTTTTGCAATACCTTTAATATTACCATCTTTATCTTTTTTCCCTGTACCAATATTATTAGTTAGCCTATTTTGAGAGTCTTTATAGTCATCAAGTCCAAATGATTTACGATACTCATCTATCTTTTTCTGTAGCTCATTTCCTTCTAGTTTTGGAAATACTGCTTTTACTATAGTATTTAATAAGCTATCAATTTGTTCATTAGCATCTGTTAAAGATAGCTTAGAAAAATCAGTAGAAAGTAAAGAAGAAAAAGCCCCAAAAACTTGTGCTTTCAAATTTGGATCTTTACATGCAGTTGAAAGAGGTGTTAAAATATTCTTTTGAATAAATGATTGCACACCAGCATAGTCATCCAAGCCAAGACTTCCCCAATCAATATTTGATACTAAATTATTTAATGGTTCTTGTAAAGTTTTATTATCTTTATAAAGACTAGTATCGCCAACCCAAATCATCATCTGCTGAGATAACTCTTTATTTTTACTATCTAATTCATCTTGCGCAGTCTGATTCTCTCCAACTAAATCGTCAAGTAAGGTTTTATATCCTTCTTCAATTTTTTCTTTTTCATCTTTAGATAATTTGATTGTATTACCATAGTTTATTGTATAATTTCCATTTTTGTCATGTGTTACAACACTTGCGTTCCAATCTCTACCAATATCAGTGTTTTCTTTTATTGACCTAAATGCTTCATTTAAAGTTTCGCCATTTTCTTTTGGATTAACAATATCTTTCCCATTTACAATAGAATCGTAAACTTTTTTATATGCGTTTATTTCTTCGTTTAATTCATCAACTTTTTTCTTTTGACCTTCAATGGATTTTAACTGACCTTCTGATTCATCATCTCCATTTACATATTTTTCAAGATTGTCCTTTAAATCTTGTTTTGCTAATCTTTGCTGTTGTTCTACAAGTTTTCGAATAGACTCTGTAACTGTATCTACACCACCAGAAAGACCAAGAATTGCATTTCCATTCTCATCGTATCCCTTTGTGAGAGTTGGGAAAAGATCTGCTAATTGTTTGTTGAGGTCTAAAAACTCTTTATAATCATCGTTTGATAACGATTCATTTTTATTGGTATTAGCATCTACACCTTGAACTAATTCTGCATATCTTAAAGATATTTCGTTGGCAGAATTCACAGTTTTTTCATTTTCTTCTCTTACTGATTTGATTTCATCTGCATATTTTTGTGCGGTTTCTGTTGCATTTTCAAAAGCTTGTTCTTGATATTTTTCATAATTGACAAGATGATCAATTCCACTTATTGCAAGAGATATCGCTTCCCCAATAGCCCAACTAACAGCCATACTACCAAGAGTAGCACCGAGAGTTCTCATTGCTGTTCCTGCTGCTTTACCTGCACGTTGGAAGATAGTAAGACCTTCTGTGCTTTCTTTCATATGAGCAGTAAATGCTTCTTGGATATCTCCAGAGCCGTCCCAATCTTTTAAGAATTTTTTTAATGATTCATCTGATAAATCTAACTGTTTAATCCACTGTTCAATTTCATCTTTGTTATGTGAATTATAAAAATATTCAAAATTCCATCCTTTTGAATTTGCATTCTCTTTAAATTTTTTAAATTCATCGCCTAAATCAACGATTCCCTTTTTAGCCTTATAGATATCAACTATAATTCCTGACCAACCATTTTCAGAATCATATTTTACTGCACCATGACCTGTAAAACTTTGGACTAGTCCACCTACAGTTCCTAATATTCCACCAAGAGACGAAATGTTACCACCTAATGAACTAATATTTTGTAAGCCGTTAAATAATCCGTTGATTATATCTAGTGCAGTTCCACCTGAGTCGATAAGACTCTTAAGAAAGTTAGATGAAAGAATGTCATTTGCTAATTCTTCCAACTTTGCTTGAGCTAAATCAATTGAAGCCTGAATGGACTTAGCGTATTCTTCATTTTCCTCACGAGCTGAACCCTCAGCATTAGTTGCTTCTTTGTAGGATTTCTTAAGAACATCAACTTGCGAAATGGCTGCTGCTAGAGCGTTACTTTGGTTTTTACCAGCTAATTTTTCAAGAAGACTTGCACGATTAATATCGCTTAAATCATTCCATTTTTCTCCAATACCTATAATGATATCGTAGATATCTTTAAATGTTTTTCCGTCTGATTCCATAATATCGAAACCAGTCATACCTTTGATTAAAGCTTGTAATTTTGAACTGGACGTAACCATTCCATCGGTATCTTCGCCCATTTCTTTTAATTCAGTGTCAGCTCCACGAATCCTGGCACTTACAGTTTTCCACATATTCATTCTGTTACTTTCCCACATGTGAAGTGGTACTGACCATAAATACTATGGCGGTTAGTCACACGGGCTAACTCCCACGTTTCATTTTGTTATAGCGTGGCAACTATGAATATAATTCATAGAGGTGTTATTCAACAGTTCAGACTGGATCTTCATCCTATATAATAGGAGAGTAGCGAAACTCAACATGTTACCATGCAAAGTATTACAGTCGTTACGCATTCTTATATGTTGCATTATGTTAATTTAAAAATAAGGGAGAATAATTGATGAATTTAAAACAATAGAATCATTTTCTAAATGATAATTAAAAGAGTGATAATTTTCTAATATACCATTTGTAGATATATATTTTTGGATTAATCGTTTACATAGTAATAAATTATTGTAAATATCGTCTTCCCATAGATATAGAATTTCATGATTAAAATATTTTTTAATATATTTATGTTTTGCTTTATCTTTAACGATACGATTCGATTGAATATTCGAGGTAGGATAAGTGCTATATTTTATAGGATTCGTATGCCAAAAATCGCCCATTACTTCTATTGACAATTGGTAATCATCTAAATAATTATCCATAGAATAATACTTAAAATTTTTTTCATTCGTATATCTGATATTCATCTCGTCTAATGTCTGATTAATAATAACTTGTGGCTTGGTATTTGTATCTATCTTTCTATTTTCAAGTATCTTTGTTGCACGAATTCTTGATTCTTCTTTCCATTCCTCTGATTGTGAATAAATATTGCTATACCACTGTTTCCTACAAGCATCAGAACAAAAATGATAATGAAACCGTTTGACATTAGATTTACCAACAGTTATTTTTGTATGACACCAATCACATGTACATATCTTACCTTCAAATCGAACATTTTTTTCACCTATATTGGTTTTTTGCCATTTATTTTGACATTGTACAGAACAAAATTTTTGTTTGCTTTTTTTACTAGCTTCAAATATATTATTACAAATCGGACAAGTTCTATTTTCAAAAATAAATTGACGTTCATAATTTTTATGACAGACATTACTACAAAAATGATGTTTTGCACGATTGTATTGTGTTTTTGTTTGATATATCTCTTTTCCACAATATTCGCAATTAATGGTATATCCTGTTCTTTGCCCTTTTATTGGTATATTAATCACTCCTTTATATTCATATTTTCCCTTTATATATTCTCTTTTTATATTACAACATATAAGTCTTTGCTCGGTCTTGTCCACTTCTGGATATTAACCGATATAGCTACTTTTATTTTCATTACATTACTGTAAAGGTCGGCAATATATGTACAACCGACTTTTTCTGGGTCTTGCAATACACTGTTAGTTGCAGTTACCAGTGCTACGGATTTTTCAAGAGATGTATTTGCTGCATTAAATGAAGCCGCACTTCGCTGAAGGGCATCGCCTATGCCTCCGCTTGATATGGCTTCGTTATTACTGACCTCATTAAATACATCTACTATATGTTCAGCTTCTTTAGCTTCTAATTTGAAACCTTTTAAGGTTGAGATAAGCGACTCGTTGGCTGTATCAATGTCAATTCCATCGCCAACATTTTTATATAACTGAGAAACTTCAGCTAATTGTTTAGCGTCTGGAATACTATATCCATTTTTTGACCAATCTGCGGTGGCTGCAATAGTATCAGAAATTGTACCTCTGACTTCCTTTGCAATATCTGCATAACTGTCAAAGTCAGCGTAAATCTGTTTTGATGACTGTTCAGATACTTTCGCAAGTTCTGTAATTTGCGTATTCAACTCAGTCACAGTAGACGCAGCTTGCTTGATTACATTAATAACATCATACACACCAACCATTCCTGCCATCTGAGCAGCAATCTGATGGAATCCGCTATTCTTTAAAGTGTTAAAGAAACTCTTACCACCACGTCCAGCTTCGACCTCAGCATTTACGATTTTCATGATTTCAGTATGAATTTTATCAAGACTCATACTAGGATTTCCGCTTTCAATTTCTTTATAAAATGCTTTGATTTGAGCTTTAGCCCTAGAAGACATTTTACTATTTTCATTAAGAAGTTTATGAATTTTATCTAATTCTTTCTGACCTGAAACAGCATTATATCCTTTTTCAGCAGCAGACATATTCTGAACGGCAGAAATAGTTTTTTTGATTTTATCTTCATATTCTTTTAAAGTCTGGATATCTTCATTAGTTATTAGGCTTGCGTCTTTATTTTTTAATTCATTGAGTAAGGTTTCATATTTACCAACAGCTTTTTCTACAGCATTAACATTTTTTTCATAAGCGTCACTTGCCCAACCACCGTCTTTAAGTCTGTCAATAGTTGTTTTGTATTTACCAACTTTATCAGAGTAAGTAGAAAGGTTATCAAAACCACTATTAACTTTTTTCTGATTTGATTTTTGTGTCTTTCGTTCAATCTTATCAAGTTGGTCGTAAAGTTTAACTAAAGCACTCTCAGATTTAGCAATCTGTGATTCCGATAAAATTGGCTGTTTCTGCAACTCCGAAATTTTTGACTCAAGTGGAGTCATTCTTTCAAGATCTCCATCATCTGCTTTGCCACTAGAAACACGTTTTGCAACATCGCCATACTCTTTAATAGTCGTCATTAAATTTTCATATGCATCTTTTTGACGTTTTATGGCTTCTGTTTCTTTTTGTTCTTTTTCAAAATCATCATTTTCTTTTTGAAACTTTTGGAATTTTTTCTGATTCGCTTTTTCTTGCTCTTCAATCTCTTTTGTAATTTTCTTTTGAATTTCAAGTTCTTCTTTTGATTTATTAACAGAATCCTTTTTTGCATCATATTTAACAATATTCTGTTCTAAAATCTGCCCCTTATTAGTTTTAGAGTTTACACCATAGATTTCAGTAGAACCACGACTATCTTTTAAAGTATATGAATCATGAAATTTTCCATCTTTATCGGAAACTGATTTACGAGTAATTTTAATAACATCAACTAATTCTGATTTTGTTCTATCAAGTTTTTGCAATACTTTATCAAAACTATCAGTTGGAATATCCACCTGATTAAGAGTTTTATTTAAATCTTTTGCTAAAGTAGCAGCTTTGTCTATTTTTGTATCAGCACCTTGAAATGCGTCTTTCTTTTGATTAGAAGCCGATGAATTATTCGTTTTCTGTCCAATCTTACTCTGTGCATCAGCCAACTTCTCAGCTTTTTTTGCAGCGTTTTGATACGCATTACTAATATTCTCCACTTGTTTGACAGTACCACTCGTATTGCCACCAATGTTGCTCATGTTTTTATTAACATTGAGAATATTCTGACTCAGTTTAGAAAGTGATTTATCAATGCTCTGGATAGAAGAGAGCAGTGTCTTCGTACCAGAATCATCTACTTTGCCAAAAGCTTTACTTAAACTCTGTACTTCTGAGACAACACTTGATAACTCTTTTGATAAATTCTCAAACTGTTTAAAATCACCTGTTCCTTTACCAAGAGAATCAAGCATCTTTTCAAGATTAGAAATTACACTGGATAATTTCTTTTCATCGACATTTAATTTAATTTTATATTCTTTGCCTTCAACAGTGTCTAATCTGTCTTGGACTTGTTTCATATCTGAAAGTAGTTTTGCTACATTCGATTTGATTTCTACGTCATACTGATATGTACCTGGCATTTTCTACCTCACTTTCTCAAAATTTGATCTATTCTGTTATTTATAATTTTGTCTAATCGACCACCAAATCCACTTTCAATGTCTCGTTTAACATACATATATGGAGGTAATGATTGATGTATCATCCATTTTCCATGACCATGTTCTCCATCCATAAACATATAGTCGAAAGCTGTACTTGGCTGTAAACTTTGACCAAACCAACCGACATATGAATCCATTGCACCTGAATCAACCGAAAAACGAAGAACGTTCCCTTTACCTCTTGTTTTTGTAGAATCAAGAATTTTCATAAAGTTATATGTTCTTTTATAAGACTGTGGAGTATAGTCATTGTACCAATCTATCAATGAATATCTGACAGATTCTTTTAGGAGTTCATTTGCTTGTGGAGCAATTTCTTCTGCAATATGATTTTCAATTCTGTCTAACTTCTTTTTAAAATCTGCATATATATTTTTTGCCAATTTCATCACCTCCAAAATTTCACTATTTTTACACTAAAATAAGAGAGTAGTATTACCACTCTCCATAAGAAAAGCCCTATACGTTGTGACACGCATAGAGCCTAAATATTATTTTTAAAACCAAAAATCTAATTTTACATAATAAGAATCATCACCATCTATATACCATTGAGTAGAAATTTCAATTTCTTCATCTGTATCTATAATAACGAATGTATATAGCACATTATCATACAATGACATATGACGATTAGCATCATCTATACAATATGCTTTAATTTCAAGTAGGGAATGGAATTCTCTGTCATTAAGATATTCCTCTCTACGTTTTGTATCTGGATTATATCTTTTCTTTTTTTGTTTGATAACCATATAAATACCTCATATAATTTGAATTTCTTACTATTTAACTCTTTTAAATCTCTTGTCAAGAGCTTTCATAATTCTATCAATTTTTGCATCGTCCATATTTTCAAGTTCTGTGGCAATTTTCTCTAATACTGGTTTTAATGTAATTGAACCGATTGTAGTAATTCGTTCTATCTGATTAGAAATAAACGCCTGTGGAGTGGAATGGTTAGTCATGTAATCTGCTTTTTTAATTGAGAGCAAATGCTTAAACTCTATAATTTCTTCATAAGGGATAAGTGGAGCAGTATCAGCAGCATCACTTCCTACAAGCAGAATATTGAATAATCCTGACTTCTTTAATTCATCATATTCCTCATAAAATCCTTCTGTTTCAACAGTAAGATTCGTATAATTTTCAATAAAAATTCTTGTTGTTAATAAATACTCAGCAGAAGAATTTACCTTCACATTGCCAGATTTCTTGTCAATCATAGTTAGATTCAATAAGTTGTTAATAAGTGTATCCTTTGTAATAAACGGTACATAAGCTGTAATTTCAAGATTATCTTTAATATACTGTTTCTTTAAAGAGTCCGTTGCACGATTGTTATATTCTTTACAAAATGTTTTAATACTAATTTTTTTCATATTCCTTTTTCTCCTTTAAACCATTTATTAGTGAGAATTTTTCACATTCTCCATTATGTATTTCTTTTTGTATTCGACCTTCCATAGCCTTTTTAAGTAGACTACAATTTCGTTTGTATCTTTTACATCCGATGCAGCGAGACTTAAAATCGTCTAACTGTGAAGCATTGTCAAAAACTCCAATGTAGTCAACGGGTCGTATTGTGATTTCAATTCGTGGATTCTCTGAATCATAATAGATTCCTTGTACACGTTCACATAACTGAGTGTCATCAATCCACACAGATTCACTGTCTGTAATTGCATCAGCAAGACACTTAAAACTGTTATTGGCATCCTTATCTATTCTATCAAAATAAAAGACACAATCCATATAATAATGTTGCGATTTGTCTTCTGATTTAACCCAATTTTGCTTTTTTGCTTCTGCTTTTACATATTTAGCAAATTCTCTCTGATATTTAATTGCTTCTGGTTTTTTATATCCTACCGCCATGGGTTTTCCATTTTTTAAAATAGCTCTCCATCCCAAATAATGATTGACTGAAGGTGCGATAGGAGATGTCAATTTTAATTCTTGTATATTATTCACTCCTTTATATATAACAAAAGAGCAGCTTCCGAAGAAACTACTCTTTCATAATCTAATACTATTTAATTACTGCTTTTAATTTCTTGTAAGTATTTGTTCCGTAAATACCATCTGCACTAATTTTATGTGCTTTCTGAAATTTTACAACTGCTTTATATGTAGCATCACCAAATACTCCGTCAACCGTCAACCCTGCTTTAATTGCTTTATTTAAACATTTCTGCAATGTTTTTACAGCAGCACCACTAACACCTTTTTTCAATGTAGGTTTTGGAGCAGATAGCGTAGCGGTAGTTGCGATTTCTGCTTTTTTCTCAGCATCGTATTTAGGTGTACCATATCCAAGAATCTTATCATAGCCAATAGAGTAAGTTTTATGAGCCACAGAACCACCATTATCTACTACTGTCGAACCACCGTTGGTATTACCCTCCATCGTATGAATTTTACCATTAGCAACTTTTGTAACAATTCCAATATGGTTTGCTCCCGAATGCCTAGTTCCTTTAAAAAAAATAATATATCCTTTTTTGGGAGTTTTTTTACCACTGATATATCTTCCTTTTTTATCAAACTGTTGTCTAAGTGTTTCGCAACTTGCGGAAAATCCACCACACAATAATTCCTTTGCTTTTTTTTTGCCAAACGCTTTGTAGAAAATCCAACTAATAAAAATGGCACACCAAAATATGCCATTCATGCCAAACCATTTACCATACTTTGTATAGTTATTTGAACCAGCATTTTTCGTCTTAAAAGAAAGCCATTTATTTGTTTTCTTTTCCAAATAACCTTCTTCTGCTTCAGCTACTTTTACAACCTTACTTGCCGTATTTGCCATACTAATCACCTCTTTTTACATAATAAAAAAGAGTAGTACCAACTACTCTTTATCAATAACTTTTAATTCACGCATTACAGGTTCAACTTTTGAGTGTATAAACCCATCGCCACCTCTTGCTTCGTAGTCGTCAAATAAATCCCAAAATACTTCTTTGTCCATTGAATCCCAACCATCAGAATTTTTATATTTATTATAATAAACAACAAGCTTTTCTTTTAATTTTTTCATCTCTGTTACATTATCAGCTTTTTGCATTTTTGATAAAATTTCTGCAATTTCATTTACTTTATCGGTAACATTTTTTAAATCATCTTTAATTCTTTTATCATGTACAATGGATTGTCTTACGTCCTCATTTTGTTTGTTTTGTAGAAGTTCTAAATTTTTAGCGGTAGCAATTAATAACTCATGATCTTCTCGTTTTTGTCGCATCTTTTTTGTTTCTAATCCAAACTTAGATATAATCAAAGAGTAAGAAGTGTATGCAATTTTAAATGCCCCAATCACTATTGAAATACCAATAATAAGTGCTTTATAATCTAATTCTGTTAATTGTTTAATTGTGTCCATTGCACTACCTCAGTTCTATTTAGGCTGGGTATAAGATAGTGCAGAAGTAGAATCACTAATTCCTTTTGTTGTTGGATCTGTAACTGCATTAAACAATGATACAATTGCCATTACTACAACATAAGGATTGCTAATTGCTTGCATAAACGTTTCCCATACTTTTGACCAAGTAGTAAGATCACTTGCTTGTAACCCAAAATATGTCAGTACAGGAATTACCACAGATACAATTACCTGTGTAATAAATAAAATATTTTTTTTGTTAAATCTTACTTTCCAATTCAACATAATTTTCACCATCCTTTTCTTTTAACCAAGACCAATCTAATAATTGTCCACAAATTCGACATTTATTCTGTCTTGGATACACTTCTGTCCAACAGTTAGGACATTGACACCACCAGCCGTCAGGATTTATTTCTGGTTCTATTTGTTTGTCAATTAAGTTCATAATTACACCACTTTTTATATACTTCGATTGTATCTTCTTTAAGAAATACCATTGCCAGTATATCCTTGTTAGTTTTCTCATCTATACTAGGATACACATCAATAGGAAATACTCCATTCTTTATATAGAGAATATATTGCTTTGGATTGACGATCCTAACAACTTCATGTGGCAAATAATCTCTTACATTTTTTAAATTTGTTTTAACCATTTTCCTTTCATTCCTTTTTTCAAATATAACGTAAAAAATAGGGAACATAATTACTATTTAAATAGTTATTTTGTTCCCTATTAAAATTTTCAAAATCACTATTCAACATCGTTATTGCTTTTAACTTTTTGAGTTTTTGCTTTTTTAAAATAATTATTTTCTACATCATTTTTAGGTTGTTCATCCTTTTTAATAGATTTAGCAATCTTGACTGATGTACTTTTTTTATTAATATCATTGATTGTATTTTGATAACTTGTACCAAAATTACTAATCCTTGATAAATCAAGTTTATCCAATTGCTTTTTTGCTTCGTCTGCTGTAACACGTTTATCTTCATAATCAGAAGTAATATTATAAATGTCTTTACAGTTTTCACTACAAAATGCAAACATCCATGTTGGCAAAGATTCATATTCACGACACTTAAGACAATATTTATATGTTTTACGACAGACAGAACAAGTTCTTAATTTTGCATCCAT